ACAGCAACGCGCCCGGCCCAATAGCGAGCGCGCGTCAGCGCGCGAGCGTAAGCAGACAAAACCCGACAAAAGTTAGTGGATGAAAAAGTAAAGTTGATGTTGACATAAAGTAAGTGTGAACGCCTTTAAATAGAGACCACTTGTTTTCCCGCCAAAAGCGATGAGAGAGAAAAAGTATCAGATATTTCCTCCGAACCCTAATTACTCTGAATTTTCCCCTCCTGTGGAAATTTCTCACGGTGAAAACTCTCAGGTTAATTTCCAGCGAGTAGTAACTGCTTTAATTGTAGTACTCGTGGCTGTAGGAGTATTGTATTTGGCGTATACCCTCTTTATTAAAGACTGTATTTTACTGTTTAAAGCGAAAAAGCAGCGAACAACGACGGAAATTGGGTTTGGACAAACCCCTGGTAGAAGCAGCGATCGTCCTCCTCAGCCTTAGGGGAAACAGTATGCCAGGGACGTGGGGTGGTAAGAAGAAGCGGAGTGAACGGAAGGTTGTTCCGAACTCCAAGTATGCTTCTGGTCGTATTCCCCGTAATCCCTCTGCTAAGAGGGACGCACTTCAGGTGGCTACCTTTTCCTGGACCAGTTCAGGTTCGGGAGTTAAGTTTAGTGCTGGTGGGGGTGTTTTTCTCATGACCAATTATCCTCAGGGTGCGAACGATAACTGTCGTCACACCAACTCCACTATCACCTACAAGTTGATGACCAAGAATACCGTGTTCTTGGATAGTTCAGTTTGGCCGTTGGTATGTAGGGTTCCGGTGGTGTTCTGGTTGGTGTACGACAAGTTTCCAGGTGCTTCATTACCCAGTACTGGGGATATATTTGATGGTCCTGTCCCATTCAAAAACAATCCTTGGGTCTGGACTGTTTCAAGGGCTGTGTGTCACAGGTTCGTGGTGAAGAAGACCTGGACTGTGATTCTTGAGTCTAATGGAGTTGACCCAACAAAGAAGCAGTCATCCAGTTACTATGGCCCAGGCCCATGTAACCAGTGGCGTGTATCTAATAAATTTTTTAAACGTTTAGGTGTTAGTACTGAGTGGAAGAACTCTTCCACCGGAGACGTAGGTGACATAAAAGAAGGGGCGTTGTACATAGTAGTAGCCCCTTCCCAGAGTTGTGATGTTTATGTTAATGGTTATTTCCGAGTGTATTTTAAGTCCGTTGGAAATCAATAAAATTATTATTCTGTTATGATTTGCATATTATTGAACACGAATTGAAAGAAAATGAATTTATTAATGACAACCGGAAATTACATGAAAAAGATAATAAACAGTAAACACCCACAAACAAATTACACTATACATACCCTCCACGGAGGAGAGGCACGTTCAGTGACTCGACGACACAGGAGCAATAAACGTCTCTCCTTCGTCCATGTAATGGATCATACAGTTGTGTTGAAAGTATTCTTTCTGATGTGAAGACATATCTTTCATCCAATCATCATCATTATTAACTAAGATTATACATGGAACCCCTCCCTTTATTCTTCTTTTTTTGCCGTACTTAGGGTTCACAGTGAAATCCAACTGTGAACCCACTAATTGTTTCCAGTTCGGGCAGAACTTGAATGGGATGTCGTCGATGATGTTGTATGCTGCCTGTTCGTCGTAGGTTGTGAAGTCCACTCCTCCGTTGAAGTAGTTGTGCCTCCCGAGAGACCTTGCCCAGGATGTCTTTCCTGTTCTGGTTGGTCCACATATGTAGAGGGACTTCCTTCTATGTCTGAGTTGTTCGGGTTCCTGGTGTAATGGTCCATCCAAATAAGGTCTTCAGTTGCAGTTTGAGTGTTTAAATTTGGATGTATAAGAGTGTAAGCTTCGACGCTTACCAGGTACAGGTCTCTGTTTAGCCAGTCTTGTATTTCTTCGTGGCATTGAAGGGAGGCCTCTGGGAATGGACTCTGGTATGGAGGCTCTACATCAGGGAATAGCTTATTGGCGCTGTATTCAAACCATTGAAGCTTTGAGGCCCATTCATGTGGGAATTGGTCTCTTATCATTCCCAGATAGTGTTCCTTAGACGTTGCAGTGTTGATGATAGTTCTCCATCGCTCATCATGTTTTGTGGGGGAGACTCTGTGTTTTTTGAACTCCCCCTTGGTGATGATGTTTCCGTCCTTAGATATATAGTCAAGGACTTGTTCAGAATTTCTAGCTGGTTGTATATTAGGGTGGTTTCCCTCAAAATCAAAAAAAGAAGCATCAGATATGTTAGGTTTATTAGTAAGCTGGATAAGACAGTGAAGATGGGGAGAACCATCTTGATGAACTTCAGAAGCAACAGCAATAAAAAAAATAATAAAACGTGTAAGTTTTTCCCAGAGGTAATCTCGTAGAGCCTCTGGGTTTGAGTTGCAATGAGGATAAGTAAGGAAGACATATTTAGATTGAAAACGGAAGTTTGAGGTTTTTTTGTTAAGACGAGGCATGTTATCCCTAATGAATGTTTGCTCTGCACTGTAGACACAAACTCTATACCTTATAACAGCAATGGAGTTGGAGCGAGCAAAATATATAGAGGAGCGCAGCGAACCGAAAACTTACACGTGGCTGCGGTATTGGGCCGGGCTCCGTCGCTAATTAATGTT